CCCATTCTGAGGTTAGCCATTCTCTACCTTGGTCTAGCAGTTCTGCTTTGGCCTTTTCTTCGTCAGTCATATCTTCTTCTTTCTTTCGACGATGGCCTTTGTATTCAGGGTATACTTGATATCGGAAGTTATTTTTACCTTGTATGAATAGTAAGTTGTTATTTGTTCCTGTATTCCATATAATATCTGTTATTACTTCGTTGAATTTTGTTTGGAACCCCATGAAGTCATTGTTCCATACGCAGCGATGCAACAATAGGTCTCCATCAATGTAAGAATTGTCCATATTGTTCTCCTAGCTTTACTTCTGCTATAATTTTATTGTGTTTATTACTTAATTTACCTATTAACGCAGTAGTATAGCCTATAGCGTCATCTTCGGATACTATGAATAATGGTCGGAATTGTACTTCGCCTTCAAGACGGTATAATACTTCACGCATTTTCTTCATTGAAGAAATCGGGGTAATGTATTTCGATAAGATCTTCTAGCGAAGACTGGAGCATTATTATTAGTTCTTCTAGTTTACGGGTCTCATCATCGTTTTCGAACTCAGCTAGGAACTTTAATGAATTCTCTAATGAGTTATAGTTGAATGTGTAGATTCGTTCTAGGTATGTGGATA